GGCGAGAACCGCCTATTTGTTAGTAGGAAATTGTGCTAGCGATTTCCCTTGCGGGAGTTGCAGGCAAGGTGCGCGATCTGGAGGTTGTCGCGTTTGTGTGGGCCGCCTCGTTCTAGCGGGATGATGTGATCAACAACGAAGGTGGCAAAGTCTACAGGCTGAGAGCAGATCCCGCAGACGCCGCCGCTGTCACGATAGAGAACCCCTATGTCGACGAACTCGGTATCGACGCCAGCGCCCTTGCCGCGCCTGTAGTTCGTGGCGGCGATTCTCCTGCTTCTTGCGTCGTTGCAGCCGTTGACGTACTTCCACTCGTTGAAAACTACGTCATCGTCGGCGAGGAACGCGGCAAGTTCTTCTCTGGTCATTTCAGGGGCTGCTGACCACGCTTCAGGAAGATCAGATCGCTGTTTAGCTCGTAGAGGGCCATCCTCATTTCCCTGACGTCCAAGGGGACAGAGTTTAAAGCTCTGCGTATCTGGCAGTTGCGCATCGCCACGAGCCACCGCTCTCTGTTTTTGGATTGCCAACGTCTGGCACGATCTCGTCCCGCTGCGACGTTCATCGGATCTCTGGCTGCGACGGCCTTGTATTTCCTACGTAATAGCCGTCGCTCTTCTGGTGTCATGTTGCCCCACCAGTTCTGCGTCCACGCCTTTAGTTGCTCCTTCTTTCTTGCGTAATGTGCCTTCCACTTACAGTCCTTTCCGCAATATAGCCTCTCGCAGTAGCCGCCACATACCACGCATTCGCGCCGTGGCTTACGTCTCCTGGCAGCATTGGCGAGTAGACGGCACGGTCGCCTGCAGTACGTGGCTCGTCTGTTCGCAGTCAGGAATGAATGCCCACACACGGAGCAATCCACCAACTGCTTCGGGCTACGCTGTTTTGCTAGTATTCGCTCACTATTGCGCCGATATGTCAGCCTCGCTCGGCAGTTGGAACCGCAGGTCTGAGCATCAGACCTGCGGTGATCTATCGACTTGCCACAGACCGGGCAGAGACGGGTCATCGCGCTGAAGCAAGCTCGCGCTGTGGCTGAACGCTACCGGCCAGCCGCAACTCAACGAGCTTATTGGTCTGCTCGTTGGCCATCGTGGCGCGAAGGCGAACATACGCACCGATTACGCCGATGGCCATCTTGGCCCGCCGTGCGTAATCAGGGTTGTCACCCTGGTACGTTCTGTAACGCCGAATCTCTGCCAATTGATCTGTCGCTTCGGACTCCAGTGCCTCAACAAAGTCAGACATGACATCTCCCTCGTCGCGTTGAGTCCTTTTTTCTGGGCCGATTCCAATATGGACTCTTACACTTCGGGCACACCGCAGGCGTCACCTTGAACGCACGTGGCACCCACGAGTGCCCACACCGGCCACAGCGCCACCCATCCAGCATTACCTTCGACACGCACTAATGGTATATTAGTATTAGGTAGGGGTCAAGAGCCAGATTGCGGGCCGCTGCTGTCGTCTTTCAGGAAGATCATCACGGCCCTGCGAACGAGGGCCGATACCGACACGTCGCGCCTCCTAGCAATAGACGCCAGCCGTTCATGGTGACGCGCCGACATCCACGTTGACACACTTGAGGCGGTTTCCTTGATCACTCGTGGCCTCCCCCGCCGACGCGGCATGGCTTCGTCTGTCATCGCTCGATCTGGAAGTGGAGCGGCTTGGTTCTGGCGCCAAGGGCGGATCGAAGCGCGGTGTGGACATTGGCAGTGTTGCGCTTCACATGCTTCGTCAACTCGATAAACGCCGTGGCGTCGAAACTATTCGCCATGTCTAGTTTGATGACGAACGGCTGCAGTGGCGGTCGTATCGCCGCACCAAGAAGCACTCCGAAGAAACCACGCCTATTCATCTTGGTAACCTTTCGCCGTGTGTCGTTTCGCGATGGCGTCCACGAGCCGACGCTCGCGCTTCGTGAGTGGCCCGCCGCCGATGGCCCGAACGGCTTTCGACGCACGCTTGGCGCAGTTCGATAGCGCAGATCGGCGGAACGATTCGCCGAGGCGCTGCAGTGACGCGCCTGCCTTCATCGCGGTAACAGTGAACCGATCAAGGCTCACTTGTACGTATTCGCAGGCTTCTATCCAGCGTTTGTATTCGGTCACCGGCGCCCCCCAAACACGGCAATCGTATAGGTCGGCTCTACGGCTGGTGGCTTCTTTAGCCAGAGCGCCAAACCGATCGCCATCGAGATCACCGGGTCAATCCGCCCCCGTGACTTCTTCTTCACGAACATCAAGTTGTCCTTCCCGTCCATGTAGCCGGCCGTGTTCGACACGGACCACGACGTGACCGGGCAGGCGTTGGCGTCGACTTCGCCCGCCAGGATGTCGGCCTGCAGCCGCAGGCACGCGCTGGACAGGCTGGCCGGGTTCTGCGGCACCTCGAGCACCGTCTCGTCAGGGTTCGACAGCCACGGCTCCTTCTTGATGTCCTCGATCACCTTGTCGGCGTGCCACGGGTCGAAGCCGATCACCTGGATCTGGTAGACCTGCCGCAACTGCCGTAGGGCAACGATCAGCTCGTTGTGGTCAATCCGCACGCCGGGTGTCGTCTGCAACCAGCCCTGATCCACCCACACGGGATACGGGGCACGATCCCGGTGCGCCCGGTCCTGCAGCGTGTCTGCCGGCGTCCACAGCCGCTGGATGACGGCCCACTTCAGCCGCTCCTTCGTCGGGGGGAAGACCAGCGACAGCGAGCACAGGTCAATCTTCGACGCGAGGTCGATACCCACCCAGCACGGCTGGCCCCGCAACGACTCCTCAAACACCGCACGCGCCACGGCAGACTGTCCGTGCCGCCAGCCTTCCACAGACAGGCACGGCGCCGTGGCGTTCACCCACAAGTTCAACCGCTTCTGCTTGAACTCGGCAGCGGCACTCGGCATCTTCATCGCCTTGGCCGCCAGTTTCCGCATGTCGTCCGGTTCGACCGAGATCCCCCAGTGCGGGTTCGCCTTCTGCCACGTCACCTCGTCCCACGGGTCGTCCTGCTCGTCAGCATGGGCTATGAAGCAGAAGAAACTCAGGGTCGATGGGTCGTCCTCGAGCACGCCATCGAGGATCTGGCAGGCGTAGGTGTGCTGGTCTCCACACGGCGACACTAAGTCATCGCCGGCCGTCGTGATCTGGAAGTGCAGCGGGTTCACACGAGACCCGGTCGCCGACTCCATGACGTCGAGCAGGTCGCGCACCTTGAAGGCGTGTAGCTCGTCCGTCCCGATGAAATGCGGGTTCAGCCCGTCCGTGCTGTCCGCGTCGGCGCCCAACGGCTCGAGTTTCTGGGACGTCTCCTCCCGGTGCAGGTTGGAGGCGCTGGCCTTGATCCGAGACGTCAGGCCCGACGACTTGACCATCTTCTTGGCGTCGTCGAACACCCGCCGCGCCTGATCCCGCTTCGTGGCGACCGTGTAGCCCTCAGCCCCCGACTCGCCCTCGAAGAATGTCGCGTAGAGCGCCACCGCCGCCGCCTCGAACGTCTTGCCGTTCTTCCGGGGCAGTTCGTTGTAGGCCGTCGTAAAGCGCCGGTAGCCCGTCCCGGTGTGCCGCCAGCCGAAGATCGACCCCAGCCGGAACACCTGGCAGTCGCTCGGCTCGAACTGCTTGCCGGCGAACTGGCGCCCCTTGTAGTGCTTGAGGCACCGCGAAAACGCGAGGAACCGAGCCGCCTGCGTCCAGTCGAAGTGATACGGGAACCCAGGCGTGTCCTCACGTTCCCGATCCTTCAGGTGCCGAACGCACGCGAGACGGTGGTACTTCCCCGCCGGCACCCGGCCCGCAACCACGTCTAACGCATAGACGTCCACGAGGTTACGGCTAGTTGATAGGGCCATCAAAGGTCGCGAACGGGTCCACGTCCTGCGGCTTGTCGTCGATCAGCGGCTTGCCGAACGGCGACAGGCTGAAGTCTTTCATCTGCGACTGCACGCGCTGCACGATCCCCCGGTGGTCGGCGCCGCCGCGCTTCTCCACATCGCGGCCCAACTCCAGCATCAGCACCCGGTTTCGGCACAGGTCGGAGAACGCATCCTCGGTCGCCCTGGTGAGGGTTCGCGCCTTGAACGCCAACGGCGCCAGCTTCAGCCA